TCATTTAACGCTTTAGCCACAGCTCTTGCAGCCCCTTCGGTATCTATGGCACTTACATTAATTAAGATTTGTGGGTTTGCAGCCAATGTATTTGCTTGCTTTTCTAATACTCTAAATTCTGCTTGTAATGTATCTAATTGCTTTTGTGCAGATGACTTACTAATGCCACCAGTTAAAGTTGCAAATGTTACATCTGAAATTTTGTCCTGCACATTAGCCAATTTGTTTACTAAATCAGTAAGGTTAGTAGCTCCTACTGCTGCGCCAACACCTGCACGACCTCCAGATGGAGCACCGCCAGAAGGGAAATCACCGCCAGAAGGAACACCGCCTCCAGATGGTATGCCGCTAAATCCACCAGAGGGCAAATTACTAAATCCTGCTCCACCAAATCCACCAGCAACTTCCTGATCACCTTCGGCTGCAAATTTAGATAAACCATAAGTAGCTGCAACTGCTGCTAATGCTGCTGTCGCTAATCCAACAGATGCTCCACCAGTAGCAAAAGCGGTTGCGACTGCTGCTCCTGCTGCTGCTGTTCTAAGTGTCTTCATAGCTGCAACTAATGTTCCAATTGCAGTAGCAAATGCAATAACTTTATTAACAGCAAATACTGTAACAATAACTCCACCTAATACAACCAACTCATCTTTAATGCTAATTACAAATTCAATTGTTGATTTTATTTGTAAACCAAAATTATAGGCTCCTTGTGTTGCATCAGTAATTCCAGCAGTAACACTATTATCACCAGTTAATGCAGCAACAAATGCTTGCATGTTAGGCACAACAGTTGCCAACAAATAATCTGCAAATTTGACAAAGATTGGAAGTAAGGCAAATCCAATTTTTTCTTTAGTTTGATCGAGAGCAATAGTTAATTGTCTAAACTTAAACTCTGCGTTAGTTGCTTCATTTTCAATAAACCCTTTATAAGTTCCTTTAAGAATCTGCATGATTTCTTCATGTGATTTGTTCTTAAGGATAGTGGCATCAATACCTAAGTTAAGTTTGCCTAATGCTGTATTTTGCCCATCAAAACTTTTACCAAGTGCATTTGTAACTTTTTCTAAAGGAATGGTATTGGCAACACTTATTTCTTGAGCAAGGTTTAATAAATCTTGGGCTTTAGAAACATCATTTGTCGAACGAATCAAACGACTTAGAGCTGGTCTTAAAACATCATCGGTTGTTGCAGTAGCAATTGATTGTCTGTCAATATAAGTATCGATTGCTTTGATCTGCTCATCAGTTGCGCGAGTGTTAGCACGAATTGTTTGTTCTAATGATTTCCTTGCTTTCTCATCCTCAGCAGCAGCTTTAACAGCTGAGATTGCAAATGCACCAGCAGCAGCTCCAGCAGCAGCAAATGCTAAAGCAGCCTTTTTACCAAAATCAGCAATTTGATCCGATGATTTCTTTACTACCTTATCAGCATCATCTAAACCTTTTTTAAGACCATCAATGTCAGCAGCTAAAGCAAGGGTTAAGGTTCTACTTGCCATCGTTGAACTCTTTTCTAATATCCAAGATTATATCTTCAAACTCTTTAATAATCGTTGGTTGTAAATTTCTGATTGTTGGATAAATAAACCAACCTCTTGAACCTGCACCTTTACTCATCCCACCTGACCATCTTGGGAATTGTCGATATTTGTTTGAACCAAATTCATGACCTGCACCAATACCTAATCGGTTTCCTTTAGGATCTTTGCGGTTGTTAAATTGAGTTGTTGCTCCACCTGAAAATTTCTGGCTTTCAAATCCAAAAGATATCTCACCAAGTAATGATGACTTTTTAACTTTACCGCCTTGCGCAACACGATCTGCAACCTTGCCACGAGATTTAGCAGCATTTCTAATTTCGCTTAATTCTCTCTCAGCCAATTCGCCAACTCTGCGCTTGGTTTCTTTAATAGCAATATCGCTCATGTTTCTTAAAACTTTAGCGAATTGATTAAGTTCTTTTTTATCATAAACTATTAGAGGCTCGGTGCTAACTGCCATTTCGTGCCTCCAATACCTCTATAGCTGTGTATATATCATCTGCATGCACCCATTCACTCATTGGTATGTGTGTGGCTAATGCCAACTCAACCAATAATCTGTTTAGGCTTCCTGCTGGGTGGCTTTTGGGTTTGCATCACCAACTACTACATCCGTAATAGTTTCGACCCAAGCATCATAAGGTTTAACAGGTTTGCCACCTGCTTCGCGCTTATGTGCATAGTATGCGAGAAACATTAAATCAGAAATGCCCATTTTATCTTGGGCTTGACCAATTGTGTTTCCAGTTTGCTTTTCCCAACGCGCCCACTCAGGCGGTTGGGCAATATATGTTGCTTGCTCGCCTGAGCTGTATTCAATTGTTATTGGTAACTTCATTTGTTTGCTCCCGTTTTTTTCTTATAGTGATTCTGTTACTGCGCCCTTAGATACTTTGAAAGTAAATGTTGCAGTCTGTGCATCTGCGCCTGTTCCGCCAACTGGTGCTGGATAAGCTGGTAGGCAATCGAACGCAAAAGTGTGTCCTGATGTTACAGTCATTGTAACTGTAAAAGTTGAATCAGGTGTGTTATCTGCTGCTGCCCATAGTGCCTCACATACTGAGCTTGTCTTGCCCCAATCTGCAAGAATTTCCATTGTGAATTCTGCCTCCACATTGACCACTTTATATGCTTCACCATCAAGTGTTTGATAAACTTGACGATCCATTGTTTTTGTTAAAGTCGCTGATAGTGCTTGCGCATCGATGTCTGTTCCTAGAGAACCTGAAAAAGACAGCGAAACATCGCGACCTGTAATTACTTGGGTTGCCATGATTTCTCCTTAGATTGTTCGTGTGTAGTAGGTGCTGACTCTGACATCTGCGATGAGCAGCGTTGATGCTCCAACTTGTGTAACTGTTGGTCTTTCGACCGAACCGACAATATATCCGTTTGGAATTACTGCCAGAACACTTATGACTAACTGCTCGATGTTATCGAGTGATGCAGGATTGCTGTTATATGCAACTGCAACTGAGATTGTAAAATTAACTTTAGCGCGAATGTTTGATTTGCTAATTGTGTCAAATTCTAAATATGGGCTATCTGGAACAACGACCACAGCTGGTGGAATAACTGTTTCAGGCACAAATGAATAAACATTTCCCAAAACGCTTGATAAGGCAGTTGCTAAAGGTGTGCGGATCTGTTGAAGAATTGTTTCGTTAGGCATTTATTGACACATGCTTTCGGTGTCTATGTAACTTCCCAATATTCCAACGCATTTATTGAAAAGCGATCTCCCCATGCGGAACGGCGTACTGGTGAAATCGACACCCTCTATTTGTCCTCCACCTGCAAGTCTGGCTTGGAAAACTTCGACTGAAACTGTATAGACGGCTGATTGAACAGCTGCGTTTCCAACATAAGTTGATGCACCAGATAAGGTAGCAGTTCCGGATGGGATAACATTAGCCTCTTGTATATCGGCATTAACGATTGCAGCCGTAAAGGTGTATTGTTCAAGATCGTCTGCCAAAACTGTTCTTGTTCCGTTGTAAGGCGATCCGCATCCTGTGATGACAACTGATTGTCCTTCCGTAAATTCATGTATTCCTAGTGTAGTAAAAGTAGCGACATTATCAGTCAGCGATACTTTCTCAATTGGGCTTTTGAATGTAACTAGCATTGGCAGAATAACAGTTTCTGCTGTGTCAATAATTTGATTTAAGTAAGTGTCATCATACAGAGAAGAAGATACGCCAAGCACACTTCTCAACTGACTAGCAGTAATAATTGTAGGCAAAGCGCACCTTCCTCTCTAAACTCCCTAGAGCAACTGCCTGAGATCGGGAGCAACCTCAGGCATGGATTTATTTACTTACTTATCAGGTTTGGTTCCAGCAAGCACCAAATGGGATCTTTGGAGCAATTGCTGCATAACCATAATAAAGAAGATCTACTGTTCCATCAGATTGAATGTTGGTGCGTAGATTAAAGCGTGGGCTTTCATACCAAGTCCAAGCATTAGGA